AACTTTCGGTATTCTGGGAACGGTATACCGAACCTAAACCTGGTTGAGTTGTGATAACCGTACTTGTTGCTATGTCGGTTTCCCCTAACTTAGATGACCATAATTCATAATCAATAGAATCTGTCTCGATTACAAGAGCATATTCTGTATCATTTTGTAGATACACTGGATAATCAAATCCAAAATGTGTAGGAGTTGTTGATTGTGTAACACCCTCTGTATCAACCGCTACACCCATTCTAACTGCTGGTGTATCTATTTCTATAAAGGTTTGTATTTCACATCCTCCAGCACCATTTCCGACGCCTTTCACAACAACTGATGGTGCTTCTGTATATCCAAATCCACTAAGTGATACCTCAGCGTTATAAATTTGACCATTAGAAACTTCAATACTTGCTGTAGCAGTAGATCCGCCAGGTAATTGTGGACTCTCAATAGTAAGAATCGCACTGTCATAATTCAAACCAGGATTTGTTACTCTAATATCAGACAACTTACCACTATCTTTTGCAATAGCAAGAACAAAATCTGTGCCATCTGTTGCATTAGCAAGAGTCACAGAAGGGATAATCAAATCTTCATTTGGTAAGAATGATTTACCATTGTGATTACTTAGAACAACAGTATAACATTGTTCATTAGTAAGACTATATTTACCAGAAGCAGTAGCAACCAACTCTACATTGTTTTTATCAAATACTTTAAGTATAGGACCTGATGCAGTAGAAGATGCACCAGTAACACTTTCATTCTTGTAAATTGCCATGTTACCACTAGCAAAACATTTAAGGAAAGTATTTGGAGTAAGTGTTTTCTCACTGCCAGGTACAATATTCTTTGCTGGTTTTTCAGCATCTACATTTGTAATGTATGTCTTGACTGGAATTGTTGCACTCTTTTTATTAAAGTAGAGATCAACACCAGTTATAAAACATCCACCATCTAAATTCTCTACCTTAAATGTTTGTGCAAGAGGATTAGGTCTTACAGGATTATCAGTATTACTTTCAATTAACTGAACACCTTCATTAGATTTAAAGATAGATGGTTTTGTAGAAACAATACTGGAAGGATTTTCTGGAAGAATACCAGTTGCATAATACTTAACTTCTGTGTAACTATCTACAGTATCCTTCTTTGCATTAGTAGGACTAGAAGTAAATCTAAATGTTAAAGTTCCTACGGTAAAGTTTAATGCTTCTGCTGATGAATCATATCCAACAGTATCAATATCTCCACCCCAAACAGCATTTTCATTAGGAGGATAACCAGCTGGCAATATAATCAAACCACTAGCGTTACCATACTCATCTGTAGTAATAGAACCATTAAATGCTGATAAAGAGTTTCCTGCAATACCAGTATATCTAAGGTCAGGGTTAACCCAACGACTAATATCTCTACCTTCTAAGAAGACATATAATTTTGTATTGGGTTTCATCCTACCAACTTTAAATTTGATAGGTACACTTCTTGCAAAGAATGATAGAGATGTAGAAACAACACTGTCTCCTACAGTCTTAGACTGAACACCTTTACCAACTAGATTATTTTGAGGACTAATATTAGATGTGCTTCCTACAGATGCACTTTGTACAGATGTATTAGCAACTTGTGTATTTACCTCACCTAATGAATTGATAGTAGTAAAGGAAGAGGTAGCACCTACCCAGTTAACTACAAAAGAATTGTGTAAACTAGAAAAACTTTCTTTAACATCTTCTTTTGCTAAGAATATATTGAATAGATCTGTGTTTGTATCTACAACAACTGGTTCAATACTATTGTCATACCACTGATCTATTGATGGAGATACATCACTATCACCAACATATTGTAATACAACAAATGGATTTGGATTTACTGTAGATGATGCAAAATTATTTCCTAATAAAGATAATGGAGAATATGGTAAGGTAACCATATGTCCTGTCTTTTTATATCCAGAAACTGCTCTTTGATCTTCTCTATTATTAACTTCTATTAATTTTACAGAATCTTCTTTAGACTGTGGACGTAATACAGATTGCTGAGAATCAACAGCACAACGATAATCAAGAGATTTAAGATTACCAACTTTATGTGCTTCAAAATTATCAACAACAAAACCAGACTTAAATCTGTCTAGACCAATCTCATCCTTAACTTGCATGTTAAGTGCTTGCTGTTCTAGTATGCTAAGTGTTGTGTAATATTCTAATCTCTCAATACGTTTCTCTAACTTACCGATATCACGCATTGTATAACGGCGGTTATCAACTGGAGTAAGTCTTACATCTTTACTTGTCTTTGTAAATGCAGGAATATATGCATAGAATAATGGTACAGCATCTTCCAATAAATCAGGTTTAGTTGGGTTAAGAGAAGAGTTACCTTCTTTGACCACAAACTGTCCTTTTTTATCTAAGAAAATACCATCAATACGATCCAAGTATTGTACTTGACTGAATGAGAATGTATATTCTAAATTTTTATCAGGAGCAGGACTACTCGCAATGATAGCACCAGCACCAGAGAATGATCCTTGAGTTCTTTCTAATGTAGATGTATCAAGGAAACCTGGTATAATAGCAGTGCTATCTACCTTAGGTCTAAAGTCAATTACATTCTTAAGTTCTGTAATACCAAGAACAGATGAGTCAAATGTTGGAATCTCATCTTCAGATACTCCTGCTTCATGTAAGTAACTATCAATTGTACAGAAGTCTCCTTGTGAATGCTCAAAGTAATCAAATGATATTACAAGTTGACCTGTGGTTTCTTCAAAACCAGGTTTTAGAACAATACGTGATACATCATATATTGTATCTCTTTGTCCACTATCAAATGTATATCTAGATGTTACATCAGTACCAGAGATTATATTACCAGCACTATCAATCTCAGGTGGTTGTGATGAAGTTCCTTCATAAACATAATTTAACTTAAATGCATCTGCATATGATAAAATTTCTACAACCTCAGTATCGTAATCTGTACCTCTCATTGGTACAACACGGTCACCAGCAGATGTAACTGTAATTCTCTTATTTCTTACTACTGTCTTGAGTCTTGGTTTTGCATTTGATACTTCAAGAGTTGCAGTCAACTTAAGTTTAGGGAATGTACCATTGGTTGGTATGTTTCCAAAATAAGTTGATGGTAACTGTAAACTAATACTACCAGATGTAAGACCACTAGCAGTATCAGTAGCAGATGAAATATCTACAACATCTTCTGAAACATAAATGATATCACCTTTTATAATATCAGGTGCATCGCCAGGATCTATAACAGTAATGATATAATTTTCTTCACTGAATGCAGCAAACCTTTGTGTACCAAATGGTAACTGTGCAGCAAATGTAATTGTACCACCACCTGTAGTTGCAGTAGTTACAAAATCTCTACGGAAATAATATTTAATCTTAGTGTCATCACCACCAGCAGATATTTGAGATACTTGCTTACTGCCAGTAGAGAATAATAATGTGCCACTTGCAGCATTGTCCACTATAGGACGTAACCTTACAATACTAGCATTAGTAACTGCACCTGGTAGAGCTGTATCTAAGTAAATTCTAGATTTATATGCTCCTTCTTGTTGTGTAGCATATTGAACGATTGATCTAACAAGATTATTGTTATCATCAGAGAACTGCACTAAATCTCCCTGCTGTACAGCAGTAGAAGCGTCAGCACTAAAACTTGTTGACTCAATAAATGTAGATCCCTGTGAACCAAAGAATGTGTAGTCAGTTACAGTCTTAATCTCAGAATACTTTTGACTATCTACAACAACATCAGCAGAGAAAGTATTTGCATTTCCAGATCCATAAGAACAACCAACAGACTTAACATTCTGTGGTGTGTATGTGGTAACTGTATCTCTATACAGAATAGGAACAATACTTGCAGCAGAGTTAGGATTAGATGCACCCTCTGGATTTTTTACAGTAATTGCAGGAGGTTGAGCATACTCAATACCTACAGCGGATCTATTAGCAACAGATGCTTTGTATATTTTACCATCTGTGGTTCTCAATAATTCTACTTTAGAACTGTCAAACTCTAATCCATTAATTAACAGAGTTGCACCATCAGCATATCCTAATCCTCTGTTTTGAATTACAAAATGTGATATGGTATTTTCTTTTGCAATCCTTACAGTTACACCACCCTCATCTCTGATTGTTTCACCAGGTAAGAATCTACCAGATAAAGTTTTTACATATAGTAGTACACCTGTACTATAAACACCAGATGCAGTTCCCTCTACAACACCATATGCACCACTATCAATACCAAATACATATTTACCTTCATCAAATGCATTGACACCAGTTGGAACTGATTCTAATACAATCTTAGTAAAGAACTGTGGATCAAAATAAGATAGTCCAAATGTTGTATTGTATGCAGTAGTTCCTGCAGCAAGACGACCTCTAGAAAGAACGATATCAGAATCTGAATTAAATCCAGAACCTCTTTGTTTTAAGAAAAAGTTATTTGGTTTTGCTTTACCTATTACAGGAGTGATTGTAGGAGAATAATCTACTATAAATCCAAACTCATCTCCTGAGTTTGTTTGTGCATTTGCTTCTGTTAAGAAAATCTTTCTCTTAAACTCATCGTCAGATAAATCATACTCTAACAATAATGATTCTAATTCATTCTTAGGACCGAAAACTGTAAGTTCTAAGAACTGAACAGATTCTGATGAATTGATGAGTGGTTTATTAGTAGTAGCAAAAGATAGTGTTTTGAAAGAACCAATCGCTGTTGGAGTTCCAAGATCACTTCTTGTTTTAATATAATAAAGAGTTCCAAACTGACTTTGGAATGATGAATCAGTTACAGCACCTATAAGTGTAGTGGTATTTGTTATTTGAAGTGTTATGGTTTTAATACCATCATCAGGAGTGAAGTTGAGTCCTCTCCTATCAATTGTTTGTCTATGATCTGTAGATAATTCTGTATTGTTTAATCCTACAGAACCATCATTAAATGTACTGTATAGAAATATGTCAGGGTATGCAGTAAGATCAGATCCTTCTTTGTTTAGAGGAACACTACCAAATACATTAGTAACACTAAATGATGGAAGACCTCTGGACTTTAATGTAACATTGTCAGTAGAAAGACTTTCTCTTGCTTTGTTTATTTCAAGATACTTTGTCTCTTTATTGACAATCTCATAACCTTTAATATATGCTTTACCAGGTCCTATGCTTGCAACCATCTTTCTAGAAGACTCAGTTGCATTGTATCCATTGTATAGACCAAATTCATCTACAGCATACAAACCTCTATTACCATCTTTCTGTGCCCACTCTCTAACGTCAACAGAAAAATTATCTACAACGTAATCACCAGACTCATCAAATGTTCTACGAGCAAGTGTTTGTTCTAATACACTAAAATCTGTAGATTCAATTTTTCTTTGAATAACTCCTCTTGATACTGTAAGGAGTTGTATAAAGTTTTTATCAGTAATTGCATTAAGAGCAAACTCTCTTAATACTAAAGTTATCTTTAATCTATGTCCGCCAGGTGCAGTATAGTTAGATGATCCTATTGCATTATCATATAATGATGGATCTTCTTCTGGAGTAACAATTTCTTCTTTAATTGTAAAACCAATCTTTGCAGATGGTTTATCATAATACTCATCAATAACTAATAGTTCTGATTCACAACGAACAAAATAACCATTAACAAAGTAAATACCTTCTTCTACCTTTACAGCAGAACCAAATCCCATAGCAGGACTTTCTAACGAAGTTACTTCACCTGTGTCAGGATTAGTGACTTGAATACTGGTTGGTAGAACACTACCATCTGTACCTACAACGAGTAAAGGAGTATTAACGCCATCAACTACCTCAAGAGTCTCACCTTGTCTAAATGTAGTCTCAGTGTTAGACGAACCACTATTGACGTAATTTACAAACAAAGTATCTGCCGTACTTTCTGTTGCCAGTTTCGTAGAAACTATTCTTCCCTTGACACCAGAAGTTAACCCAACAAGTTCTTCACCAACTAATTGGGATATATCGTATTTTTTATAAACAATATTATTATTACCATCGTTTACTGCAACTTCTGAAACAGATGATAATTTTACGTAATCTAATTTTGTGTTAAGTCCTACTTCACCAGGAATAACAAGTTCGCCTTGCTTGAAGGCATATTTTCCAAAGCTCTCTACTTGGTTTTGAAGAATTGATTGAA